GAGTGGCAGTCCAAACGAATTGCATTAGAAGGGTCGAGGGTCTTTTTCTGACACCTTTCTAGGGCCGACCGAGGGCCACCCCCCTTATGCAAAATGTCGGTACACGCTACTGTACATAGTAAAATGCACAAACGACTACCCCATTTTTCTGACAACTAGCACATACAACGAATAGCGACCCATTTTTTGTATACTTTGTTGCCAGGAGTCCCAGGCCGCAAAAAAATTTTTAAAAAATTTTAGCGATAGTATTGACATACGTTGTCAAGTCGAGGATTCTGCTAAAATGTCCTATAGTTGACTGTAGATAGCTTTCGACCTAAAGGCTTACGACGGCCCCTGTGGGGTGGTCGGGGCCGATGCAGCATTCGAGAGAGCTTTCAGATCGAAAGCTTTCTATCGATAGCTATCGACAAATCCCTTGGAGTGATTTTGCCAAAGCGAATTGACGCAAAGCTATTAGAAGCACTCCCTAATCTTCCGTTGGAAGAGCAGAAAGAAATCCTTTCTCTGTTAGAAGATCTCGAAGAGTCTGAGAAGCGAGAGGCTGCGCGTGACAGCTTTATGGGATTCACCAACTATGTATGGCCTGCGTTCATTGAAGGCAGGCACCACAAGATCATGGCAAGCGCATTTGAGCGTGTTGCTAATGGTGAATTAAAACGACTGATCGTGAACATGCCGCCGAGGCATACCAAATCAGAGTTTGCTTCGTATCTGTTGCCTGCTTGGTTTCTAGGTCGCTTCCCGGAGAAGAAGATCATCCAGACCGCTCACACTGCTGAGCTATCTGTTGGCTTTGGTCGCAAGGTGCGAAACCTCGTTGATAGCGATGACTATAAGTCGGTCTTTCCGAGTTTAGGTCTGCGATCTGATAGCAAGGCTGCTGGTCGATGGAGCACCAGTAAGAACGGTGAATACTTCGCTATTGGTGTGGGTGGTGCCGTGACTGGTAAAGGTGCAGACCTGCTGATCATCGATGATCCTCATTCTGAGCAGGAAGGCCAAAGTGCAGATCCGGGTGTGTTTGATCGGGTGTATGACTGGTACACATCAGGCCCACGTCAGCGTTTACAGCCTGGTGGTGCGATCATTGTGGTGATGACCCGTTGGCACAAACGCGATCTGACAGGACAGATTATTAAATCATCGGTGCAACGTGCCGGTGTGGATGAGTGGGAGGTGATTGAGTTTCCCGCGATCATGCCATCAGGCAAAGCCCTGTGGCCGGAGTTTTGGTCTCTAGAGGAGTTGACCGCGCTTCGTAATGAATTACCGGCACCGAAATGGAATGCCCAGTATCAGCAGAACCCGACTTCCGAGGAGGGTGCGCTGGTTAAACGGGAATGGTGGCGTGAGTGGGAAGATGAACGCCCACCGCCCTGTGAGTTCATCATTCAGTCTTGGGATACGGCGTTTTTAAAAACACAACGCTCAGACTATTCGGCTTGCACAACGTGGGGTGTTTTCTACAAGCCCGACGATGAGGGGGTTACCCAACCCAACATTATTTTACTGGATGCTTTCAAAGAGCGCCTAGAGTTCCCAGAGCTTAAAAAAGCAGCCCAAGAGTTTTATGTGGACTGGCAACCTGATGCCACTATCGTGGAGGCAAAAGCCGCCGGTACGCCGCTGATCTTCGAGCTACGAGCGATGGGGATACCTGTTTCGGAATACACCCCGTCCCGTGGCAACGATAAGATTGCACGGGTGAATGCTGTTGCGGATCTGTTTGCATCCGGCATTGTGTGGGCACCTGGGACTCGATTCGCTGAAGAAGTGATCGAGGAGTTCGCTGCTTTTCCTTCTGGCGAACACGATGACCTTGTGGACTCATCGACACAGGCACTACTCAGATTCCGTCAGGGTGGCTTTTTGCGACTGAACTCCGACGAAGAAGACGAACCCTTTTACTCAAGAAAAGCGAACTACTACTGATGGAAAGAAAAGAAAAACGAAGGGCGCTGGTAGATACCGCAAGGCAAATGCTTGAGGAAAGGGGCGAGAAGACTGTGGCTCCGCAAATGAATCCAGTGGTGCGTAATTATTTACAAGACCTTGATGAGGGTCTTATGGATGACGCTAGTGATTTTGCGAAAGCATTGAATAATTTTCGTGATGATTTTTTGTTTGAGATGTTCCCTCAAGAATACGCTCAGATGGAGGCTCAAGCTATAGCCGCCGCTCAAGCTGAAGCTGAAGCGCGTGGGCCTAGACCTCAAGAGCAAATGATAAGAATGCCAATGCCGACTGAAGAGATAGCGACACAAGCACCAGTAAGGGTGCCAGAAGAACTTAGGGCTGGAGGCCGATCTAGGATCATTTAGGTATGGTTGAAGTAAATGGCTGGCTTGTTGAAAAAGCCTTCAGGCCATTGTTCAGAAGGTTCTCGAAGAAGGGCAATCGTGTGTTTTTCGATAACGCTGACTTCCCAGTGACCGCTGTTTTAGAGCAAAACTACGATGTGATCAGGGCTGAGTTCGAGAAGATGCGAAGCCGTGTAGATGACTTCGCGCCGTTTCAGACCATCAGCCCAGATCAGATATACATCTCTAACGATGACAAGTGGAAGATGTTTTTCTTGAAGGCAGGCAAGATCCGCTTTGATCGGAACTGCCAAGAGTTCCCTGAGACCATGAAAATCATAGATGCTGAGAAGAATCTGATATCTGCCTACTTCTCAGTGATCGGGCCAAGAAAGATGCTGATGCCCCACGAAGGCCCGTGGTGCGGAGTACTCAGAGTGCATCTGGGTCTTGATATACCAACCGAAGGCAAAGGCTGTGTGTTGGTGGTGAACAAGCAAGAGTATCGGTGGGAAGAAGGCAAAGCAGTTGTCTTTGATGACACCTACGAGCACATGGCGGTAAACATGACTAACCGTAACAGGGTGGTTTTGTTCCTGGACTACATGAGACCGTTGCCTGCACCGCTGAGTTGGTTGAACCATTTTGTGGTTTATATGGCACGATTCATGGACTATTTCAAAGAGCCGATAAAACGGCACAAGGAATGGGAAAAGACATTTTATAAGGACGCTGCTTGATGGCTTTCCTGCAAAGCAATATCCCGTACTTCAAGTGCTGGGTTAGGAAGGAATACACACACAACCACATCAAGTATCACGGTGAGTTCATACACGCGATGGCAGTCGCTGTAACAACAATGCCGTGTCGTAGCTTGAGCTTTCAGATGATATTCACTGGAGCCGAAACCTACGATGACGATGATGAGCCGAACGTACACGGCGGTGCGATGTGGGCAAGGATGCCGATTACAGGGTTGGTAGCAGATACTCCGCTAGAAGAATGGCCTGAACCGATGCCAACGTGGGCAGCGCAACCGTGGGATTGTAGTTCGCGGGAGCATTCGGTATATGTCTTGGATCGTTGTACGCCATGCCCCTGGCTTGCTAAGATCGATGGCGATATGTATCCAGCTAGGTATATGTTCACAGTGGATTACACTGACAACGAGATTGCTGATGACCCTGCACAACACAAGCAGAGTCATGTGATGGAGCTTTTAGATGCTGGTAAGTGGACGGGTAATATCGTTGCTTTGCCCAACAATAGGGTTAGAGTGACACATCCGGCGTGGTTCGAGGTGGGCGAAGGTGCTCCAGACTTCAGACCATCCCAGCACATTCACTACAGTAAATCTGATTTAGATTACACGTTGGACGTGAATCAAGTATTCGATAATCTCTACGCAGGAGCTGATTATGAAGAAGAAGAATAGCCCACCGAAAGGTTACAGCAAGGGCGGCGCGATGATGAAATCTAAAATGATGACTAAGCGCCAAAAAGAAGCCACGCCTAAGCGTGATGCGGATAAAAAAGTAAAAAGAGCAAACCCGACTCTTGCTCGTAAAACCCGCACGATGATGGGTGGCGGTATGACTAAATCAAAGATGTCATCAAAAGGTGGCGCTAGGGGCGGTAGAATGCCTGGTGGTATGGCTCCGGGTGGGCCAACATCATCAAAGATGCCAATGGCAAAAGATCCTAAAACGGGTGAAATGAAGCCAACCTTTGCTATGGATGGTGAAGGTAAGATGCAGGCTGGCGGCAAGACTATGAATATGATGACCAGTGAGGGTGTCAAGATGTCACCTAAGATGATGGCTAACGGTGGTGTCGCTAGAGTGCAAATGAGAGAAGGAGGCAATACAGTTGCCCGTGGTTCTGGTGCGGCCCGACCTCAAAAGTTCACGAAGAACGGATAGATGGCTATTGACCGCCCTTTGGCTACGCCAGAGTCGATATTTTCTCAGGGAACCGGCGATGAGCCTGACCTAGAGATAGAGATTGTTAATCCTGATTCGGTATCTATAGAAACCGAAGACGGCGGGATGATCATCGACTTTGATCCAGACATGGTGCCAATGGGTGCGGAGTCCCACGATTCCAACCTAGCTGAGTTTATTGATGAGGGCGATCTTTACGGTATCGCCTCTGAGCTTGTCGGCTCCTTCAAGTCAGATAAAGAAAGTCGTGCAGACTGGGAACGAACCTACATCGAAGGTTTGGATCTGCTGGGGCTGAAGCATGAAGACCGCACCACCCCTTGGGATGGCGCTTGTGGTGTGTTTCATCCACTGCTGACTGAGTCAGTCATTAAGTTTCAGTCTCAAGCGATACAAGAGTTGTTTCCTGCCAGTGGGCCAGTAAAGACCTCTGTAGTCGGTACGATCACCACCGAGAAAGAGAACCAAGCAAACCGTGTTCAAGATTATCTAAACTATCTGCTTACAGAGAAGATGACAGAGTACCGCTCGGAGACAGAGCGGATGTTGTTTTCTCTACCACTGGGTGGCTCTGCTTTCCGCAAGGTGTACTACGATCCCAACATGGGACGCCCTTGCAGTATGTTTGTACCGGCTGAAGATTTTGTAGTCAGCTATGGTGCATCTGACTTATCGACGTGTGAGCGATATACCCATGTAATGAAGCGCAGCGCGAATGAGATCCGCAAGCTTCAAGTGGCAGGATTTTATCTGGATGTGGAGTTACCTGCTCCATCGCCTGACTACGATGAGATCGAAAAGAAATACAATGAGTTGACGGGTGACTCTGCCAACTACGATATGGACTATCGGCACACGATCCTTGAGATGCACGTCGATTTAGATCTGCCAGGGTTTGAAGATACTGAGAAAGGTGAACCTACAGGCATTATGTTGCCGTATGTGGTGTCCATAGATCAGTCATCACGCACCATTTTGTCCATCAGGCGCAACTGGTACGAGAGTGATGAGCGTAAAATGAAGCGCGATCACTACGTTCACTACCAATACATGCCCGGACTAGGGTTCTATGGCTTTGGCTTGATCCATATGATTGGTGGATTGGCGAAATCTGCCACCTCTTTGCTGCGACAACTGGTCGATGCAGGCACGTTAGCTAACCTTCCGGGTGGCTTAAAGGCTAGAGGTTTACGAATTAAGGGCGATGATACCCCAATCATGCCTGGTGAGTTCCGAGATGTGGACGTTCCGGGTGGGACGATCAAAGAAAACATCAGCTTTTTGCCCTACAAAGAGCCAAGCACGGTTTTATACCAGCTTATGGGCGATATTGTAGAGGAAGGGCGGCGTTTTGCCTCCGCTGCTGACGTAAAAGCAGCCGATATGAACGCAGAAGCGCCGGTTGGCACCACATTAGCCATCCTAGAACGCTCTATGAAGGTGATGAGCGCCGTTCAGGCGCGTATGCACGCCTCTATGAGGGCAGAATTACGCCTATTATCAAATATCGTGCGTGATTTTGGGCCACAAGCGTACCCATACGACGAAGATAAGGAGCCATTGGTGGCTTCGGACTTCGATGACAGGGTAGATATCATTCCAGTGAGCGATCCTAACGCTGGAACCATGGCTCAGCGCATTATGCAGTACCAGGCGGCACTACAACTCGCCCAACAAGCGCCAGAAATGTACGACATGCCGTTATTGCACCGGCAAATGCTGGAAATCCTGAACATTCGAGACGCAGATAAGATTGTTCCGACTGATGATGACCAACAGCCGACTGATCCGATCACTGAAAACATGAATATCATCAATGGTAAGCCGGTCAAGGCGTTTGCTTACCAAGATCACGAAGCACACATACAGGCGCACAAGTCTTTGGCAGAAGATCCCACCGTATTGGAGATCATGTCAAAGAGTCCAAACGCAAAGAAGGCGATGGCAGAGCTTGCCGCGCACGTTCAAGAGCATTTGGCGTTCCAGTACCGGCTTGAGATTGAAAAGCAGCTTGGATTCGAGTTGCCACCTCCTGGAGAGCCGTTGCCTGAAGATATTGAGTTCAGAATCTCTAGGCTTGCAGGTCAGGCAGCAGAGCAACTCAAGGGCGCCAATCAGCAAAAGGCGCAAGCACAAAGAGCGCAACAGCAATCGCAAGATCCTGTCATTCAAATGCAGCAAAAAGAGTTGCAGATCAAAGAGATGGAAGCCCAAACCAGGGCGCAGTCCGAGATTGGCAGATTGCAGCTTGATGCACAGAAGGCGGCAGCTAGGGCAGACCTAGATCAGCAAAGATTGGATCAGCAAGCCGATATTGAGCAAGCTAGACTTGGCATAAAAATTGCGGACAGGGAATCCAAAGATCAAATCGAAGGATTAAAAGCTGGCATTGAGATCGCAAAAGAAGTATTAGATGACTAATGGTGATAGCGTCTTTGATTATTTGAAAGACGTAATACGAAAACAAATGAACGAATACGCAGACCACATCAGCGGCGGGGCGTGTAAAGACTACAGCGAATACGCCAAAGCGTGTGGTGTGATAGAGGGATTGGCTCTAGCGGAGCGTGAGATACTGGATCTCAAGTCTCGGTACGAGCAAGAGTAAATCGCCGCAATAGCGGCACTAGCGACTCTGGACGCTTTTTTCCAGTGCATAGGAACTACTAATGTCAGAAGCATTAGCAAAAGGTGATGTCGGGGCGGTAGCCGTTTCGATAGACGCAACGAACGAGGATGAAGAGACTCGCAAGGCTGCACAGTTGCCTAACCCTAGAGGCTACAAACTGTTAATTGCTCTACCAGAGCCAGACGAAATGACAGAGGGTGGCATATTAAAAGCCGCCAAAACTCTGCATGACGAGGAGGTAGGGTCAATTGTCGGCATGGTTATCAAGCTTGGAGCCGATGCTTACAATGATCCTAGCCGATTCCCGTCTGGGCCTCTGTGTAAAGAGGGTGATTTTATCCTGATGAGATCTTACTCCGGCACTCGATTTAAGGTGCATGGCAAAGAGTTTCGATTGATCAATGACGATTCAGTAGAAGCTGTGGTAGAAGATCCAAGGGGGATATTAAAGGTATGAGCGAAGCACAACTCGACTCCGATCAGGAGCAAACACATACCGCTGAAGAAAAGTTCTTTGGCGTCAAAACTCAGATTGGCAAGAAGGCCGAAAGCTTGGTCGATGATGCTGGTCAGTATGAGTTAGAGATCATTGATGATCGTCCAGAAGAAGACCGCAGACCACCAAAAACGGAAGCGTCTTCAGATGAGATTGACGATGAAGAGCTTTCCGGCTACAGCGACAAGGTTCAAAAGCGGATCAACAAGCTTCGCTACGAACAGCATGAAGAACGCAGGAAGCGTGAAGCTGCTGAGAAGATGCGCGAAGAGGCTGTACGATTTGCTGAACAGCTTAGCCGTAAGAATCAAGAAAACGAGGCGCTCATCAACAGAGGTGAAGCGGCACTTGTTTCGCAGATCAAGCAACGCGCAGAGCTTGCTTTGCAAGAAGCCAGGAGTGGCTACAAGAAAGCATACGAAGAAGGCGATACCGATGGCGTAGTTGGCGCTCAAGAGCGATTGATGCGAGCACAAGCTGAGTTGTCTGAAGCCGAAAGATACGAGAACAATCTCGCATCACAACAGGCGCAACGCGAACAATATGAGCAACAAGCGTATACGCAACAGGTTGCTGATCAAGCTGTGCAGAACGTGCAGCAGCAAGCGCAACCACAAGTTGCGCCAGAGGCCCAGGAGTGGGCACAAAGCAATACTTGGTTTATGCAGGACGGTTATGAAGAAATGACCAGCCTTGCGTATGGAACTCATGCCGCACTGATCAAGCGTGGCATACAGCCAAACAGCCAAGAGTATTTTAGACAGATAGATACTCGGTTGAGGCAAGCATTTCCAGATTATGATTGGCAGGATGAAGGCGAACTAGATGGGCCTAACGCGACCGTGACTGCCAGTCAGCCCTCGACGGTGGTGGCACCCTCCGCAAGGAGCAATGGTGCTAAACCGCGCAAAATACGGCTAAGGTCTACCCAACTATCCCTCGCTAAGAGGTTGGGTTTAACCCCTGAACAGTACGCGAGACAACTTGAAAAGGAGGCTCGTTAATGTCTGAAGAGCGCACACCAAGAAACGTCACTACTCGAACAGTAGAGCAACGACCAACTGATAGCTGGAAGCCTGCTTCCATTCTGCCTGATCCGCAGCCACAAGATGGCTATGTGTTTAGGTGGGTGAAAACATCGCTGCTGGGTCAGTCCGATAACACTCATGTGTCTAAAATGTTCAGAGAAGGATGGTCGCCCGTTAGGGCTGAAGATCACCCTGAACTGATGTTGCAGTCTGATATAGGCTCGCAGTTTGAAGGCAACATTGAGGTTGGTGGATTGTTGTTGTGTAAGGCACCAGAGGAAACAATGGCTGCTAGAACGCAACACTACCAAGGCGTGGCAGAGAATCAGATGTCATCGGTTGATAACAACTATCTGAAAGAGAGTGACCCTAGAATGCCTATGCTCAATCCAGAGCGTAGCACTAGGACTACTTTTGGAAGAAACTAACTTTTAGCATAGGTTAGTTATTATTAACTAGGAGGCCATTATGGCTACTGTTGCTACCCCTATGGGTGCCGAACCAGTTGATACTTTGAGTGCGAGCGGCTCTTTTACAGGGAAAGTTCGTCACATTAAGATCGCTAATGCTTACGCTACCGCTATATTTTATGGTGATTTCGTAAAGCTGGTTGCTGCTGGCACCGTTGAAAAAGCCGCTGTAACAACTTCTGTTGCTGCTGGCACTGTTGGTATCTTTGTAGGCTGCGCTTACACAGACCCATCAACAAACCAAAAGACGTTTAACCAACAATTCCCAGCATCTACGGCTGCTGACGATATCGTTGCTTACGTTGTTGACGATCCTAAGTTGTTGTTCCGTATGCAGGGTGATGAGGCTATTGCTCAAACCGGCCTTGGAAACAACGTCTCAGCGGTTAACACTGCCGGATCAACCTCAATCGGTCGAAGCAAGAACGCCCTAGACGGCGGCTCTATCGCTACGACTAATACACTACCACTGCGTGTCGTTGATTTCGTAGATGGCCCATCAAGCACCGTAGGTGATGCATTCACAGATTGCATCGTTACCTATCTGCCCTTGAGCCACGCTTACGAAACCAAGCTCGGCGTTTAAGGAGAATTAGGCAATGGCAATTTCAAGAGCGCAAATGCTTA